AGGGCTTGGCTCAAAGTTTTGAGAAAGCTCAGCAATGAGCCTTTCCAAACTTCCTATGCGATCAGCAAGGCCAGCATTAACGGCTAACCCTCCAATCATGACATCACCGCCGCCAAAATTGACCTGAACATCGTTGGCAGTAATATTTCTGTTGCGTGCAACTGAGCTGATGAACACATCGGCCATACTATCAATACGCGTTTGCAATCTGGCTTTACCTTCATCAGTAGCTGGATCAAGACGTTTATGGGGGCTTTGTGAAGATACAATTTCAACAGCCCCAGCAGATTCTTTATCGGACTTACCGCGATAAATACCAACAACGCCGATAGACCCCAGCGCAGATGTTTCGGATACCACGATCTCATCGGCAGCAGAGGCCACCCAGTATGCACCAGATGCAGCATCACCTGATGCATACGCAATAATTGGTTTTTTACCACGCGCATCAAATATCATGCTGGCAAGCTCGGCGACGCCATTAACCTCGCCGCCGGGGGAGTCAATATTCAGAATGATTGCTTTAATATGCGGGTTTTCAAGCGAGGCTATAAAATCTTTGGCAATAAGCTCATAGCTTGAAGCGCCGCTAATTGACGTGAAGATATTGGCATAGCGAAACAGCGGTCCAGTTACCGGAATGATAGCAACACCATCGCGCTCCGTGGCGTTATAGCTATTTTGTAAATCGCGACCTAATTTTGCCGCCACAGCTTCGGGGCTTTCATTTTCACGCGCGGCAACTTCCAAAATTGTGTGCAGGGCCGTTTCTGTAATAGCCCATGGGTCACCTGTTATCTTGTTCCAGATTCTCATCGTTTTCCTCCTTTGGATTGTCGTCTAAAGTGTTCAAAATGCTGTTTGCATCATTAATGGTTAAGCCAAGTTCGGTGATTTTTGCTTTCTCACGCGCAAGTTGTTCGAGAACTTCCTCCCAATCCAGTCCTTGAGACGCACATTCATCTTCAAGCGTTGAAAGTCCGATTTGCATACGAAGATGCGCGGCTTTGGCTTCCTTAACAGGATCAACCCATCCGCGACCGGGACCAATCCACTTGCACCGCGTCCATGCCGCTTTGCGTTCGTAAAAATCTGGCGCACCAATACGCCCTTTGTTGATGGCTTCCTCAAGCCATAACTCATAAACAGGTCTTGACCAGTAAGTGGATAGCCATTGCCGTTGAGCGTTGAAATAGCGCCATGCCTCTAAAAGCGCCGCGCGAGCGCTTGAATAATTGGTTTTTGAAAAATCCTTCATCAGTAATTCAAAAGGAATATTCAAACCTGCACCAATATGACGCAGGATATTTTCAACAAACTGGCCATACCCATTATTGGGACGGCTCGGCGTAAAGGGTGCGACTTTATCACCGGGGAAGATTGGAATAATTGATCCGCCTTGTAGCTTCACATCCCATTCATTACGCGCGGCAAGATAATCATCCGTCGAGCCACCAAACATTTCACCAATAGATTCACCATCCAGCGGTGTTTCAATAAAGGCTGCAATCATCGCATTGACCACAGCCGCCTGAAGTTCTGAGCGTTCATAATGATCAAGCATTTTAAACATCGGCATAATGCTGGTTAAAATAGGCTTACCTCGATGTTGGCCTGTGCGCTCTTTGTCATGAATGTGCAAAACACGTTTGCGACCAAACGCCGTTGTTACTGGAACGCGTTGCCAATCTTGTTCACTCCCGCCGCCAGCGCCCAGATACGCATCACCGGGGTGGTTTTTGCGAATATGATAGGCACGCGGTGCGCCGTAAGCATCAATTTCAATCCCAGCTCTAAGCGTTTTATTATCTTGTTTTCCAATCGGATTGCTCAAGCGGTCCGCTTCTACAAGCTGAATAGTGGTTGCAAAATCATTCCCGCGTCTATCCAGCCATAAGGGCAATGCCAACGCTTCACCGTTAATCAAACTTGAACGAAAAACGAGGCTTGTCAGCCCCGCAAAATTCAAACTATTGGCGGCATCACACGCAGTGCTTTCTGCCCATGCTCGCCACTGAGATTCAACATCTCTGGCCCAATCATCAGCCCATGCCTTATCCTTGCCGAGCGCCTTATAATCAGGCGTGGCGGAAAGACGGAGGCCAGTACCAACAACATTATCGCAGAGCGTTTGCATTGCCCCAGCCGCCACGCCGTGGTTACGGGTCAGATCACGTGATCGCGATACAAGCGTTGGCAACTCGCCCAGCAAATCACTATCAGCAGACCCGAGTGGCGGTAACCAACTGGAAAGCTCCCGAGAGCGATGCGATGCCGCACGGTGCGCAGTATCACTTGCTTTCAGGGGATTACCTGAACTATCTAATAATTGAACCATATTTTATAATCCTTAAAAGCTGGTGCGGATAATGCCACGGCGTGACTTACCGCTTTTCTTGGCAATATCCTGCTTCAGCTCATTGATGTAACGCTCAAGCCCAGCAATATTGGCTTGGCTGTATGTTGTTGCGCCGTAACCATGCAGGCTCACTGTTATTTCTTGCGTGCCAGTTAGTAATTTATGGCGAGCTTCTTTGGCCTGAAGCAATCGGGCTTCAAGCTCTAGCAATGTTTCAGTCATATTATGTTTCCTTATAAATACGGATCGTCAGATTTAACGGCCTTGCGTTGCGTAAACCGTGATTTAGGTTTTTCAGGCTCGCGTGGTGCGCTCCTTGTTTCAGTTGTCACTGGTATTTCAACACCGCGTGCTGGGATAGTTGCTTTCATACCCAGCGCTTCTTCCAATCGTCTCCAGCGATAATCAGACATTCGGTCCAAGCCATAGATACTTGCCGCCGCGCGTGCGTAAACACGGCAATCCAGCGCCTCATTATTACGACTTGGGTCTTTCTCCCACGTGGCTTTTGGAAAGCCTTTGTGAATCCGAATAACGCGGCGCTCTGCCGTGAGCTGTTTAAAATACTCCTCGCCATATTGCGGGAAGTGACAACTCCCCGGTGGAAAGGCAACCCCATCAGCTTGCGCTTCTTGTGTTGGCCATTCCAATTTTAACCATCGATAAAGCTCCATCTTCGCCACTGGCCCAGAGACGTTCCAAACACGTAAACCCCGACGTTTACCGCCAGCATCTGCTTTTGAAACGCTCAAGATCAGCGCCGTATCTCGTGCTTGTCCTTTAACAGCCACCGCAGTGCGCGGTTGGCTGGCACGTGCGCCAGACCCGCCCCAAACTGCCTGCGGATGGTTTTTGACAAAGGCATAAACATCTTGTGTTGCATACCCGGAATCCACAGCCATGACGCGGATGGGCATGCTATGCCCACTGGCATGTGGCCAGTCTTTTTGCAAAACCTCACTGTCAAGGCGCTGCCATGTTTCTGGTCGCGCTGTATCCCCATCGATGATGATGTAATCAACCGACCAGCTTTCTTTACCGCGCCCCCATGCAACAACTTCACATTCAAGGCGATCTTTTTGCACATCAACGCCAGCGGTTAAGAACAAGCCTTCCTTTGGAACGATGCTTTGAGAAAAACTCTCTCGGCGCTCGTATAATCTTTGCCATTCTGGGGCTTCGGAGGATTCCTCGTAAGGCTCTCCTAAAACCGTATTTACAAACCCTTTCATTAGCTCTGGGTTACGTTTTGCCTCCTCAAATAAGACGGCAGCATCTTCCCAAGAAAACCAGCCAACGGGACTGTAAAGTGATGATAGATGAAAGCCCACCGTACCATCGGCGCTGTCGGCAGTGGCTCGCCATTCACCTTTAGACAACATTTGCGTCTTATCCGAATTATGCATGAGATGACCACACTCAGCGCAGGCATATTGCGCCTCCTGCGGTGATCCTTCTGGCCAACGCAATTGCGTGAATTGCAACGGCTGAAAGTGATCACATTTGGTGCATGGTACAAAAAAGTACCGCTGATCGCTTTTTTCAAACTCACGTTGCACCCGCGATATTCCTTTAATCGTTGGTGTACTCACCATAAAAATCTTTCGGCGATGCCTAAATGTTGCGGAGCGTCGCTCTGCCAATAAAATCGGATCTCCTTCATTTCCAACATCACCGGGATAAGCATCAATCTCATCCATAAACAAATATCGTGCGGGCATAGACCTCAATCCCGCTGCC